CTTGAGGCGGAGGTCGAGGGCTCCATCCAGGGTCTCTACTGGGACTGCGAGACGGGACTGTTGTGGGGCAACTCGGCCTCCACTTTGGCCGGCGCCCGCCCCCAGTTCGACGGCTTGGACACTCAGTGCGCCACCTTCTCGGGTGGGACGCAGAACGCCATCGACAAGGCCGGCGGCTCCCTCACGCTCGCCTTCCTGGACGAGCTGATCGACATGGTGGAGAGCAATGCCGCCATGTCCATCTTTGACGCGTCCTGGATGTTCGTCGTCAGCAACACGGCGAACAGCAAGATCGCGCAGCTGCTCACCAACCAGCAGCGGTTCGTGGACAAGGTCGAGGTCGCCGCGGGTTTGCTCGTGCCGACCTACCGGGACATCCCGTTCATCAAGACCACGTTCCTGTCCGGCCGGTCGATGAGCACGGGCACGGTCACCACCGCCACCGGTACGACTGGCGGCTCGCTGGCGAACTCGACCACGTGGAAGTACCAGGTGAGCGCGGTCATCGCCCGCCAGGGCGAGATCGTGCCGTGCGCCGAGGTCAGCCAGGCCACCGGCGCGGGCACCGGCATCAACACGATCACCCTGTCGTTCAGCACCCCGTCGGGTCTCGATGGCGCGCTGCCGATCTTGTACAAGGTGTACCGGACCGCGGCCAACGGCTCCACTGGCACGGAGACGTTCCTCGGCTACGTCGACGCGACAGTCGGCACCGCCGCGGACGGCATCACCCCGGTGCTGACCACGTCCATCGTGGACACCGGCACCGCGTTGGTGCCCATGAACGGTGCCACGGGCCCGTCGGTCACCCCGACGCAGTACTTCGGCACCAACGCCAGCCTCCTGCCGCCTGGCGCGGGTCAGGAGAACCTGTACCTGATCAGCCGCGACCGCAACTTCGTGGTCCGGCCCTACGTCCGTGAGGCCCAGCCCTTGGACGTGTACCCGACCACGGCCGCGCCGGACACCCTGCCCTACGCGATCGTGTCCGACACCACCCTCGCTGTCCGCGCCCCGAAGTACCTGGGCCGGCTGGCCCGCGTCGCGACCGCTGTCTGACCGTAACCGCGTTGGTGGCCCCGGGATCCCGTCTCTCCGGGGCCACTGACACGCCCAACGCAGCCCACCGGCGAAGGAGCCAACACAGTGTTTCTGCGTAAGAAGACGGCCGGGTCAACATCGCTCGGCCACACCTGGCACAACGACGGCGACGTCGTCGAGGTGCCCGACGAGGACGGCTACGTGCTGCTCAGGATCGCCGACGCGGGGTTCGAGGCCGTGACGCACGCGGTTCAGCTACTGATCCACGGCCACTCCGACCAGGCCACCGACCCGGAGTCGGTAACGGAGCCCGGCCCGGCGGCCACCCTCACCGAGTGCGACGCTGCCGACCCGGCCCCCGCCGACACGACCGACCCGGCCGAGGGCGAAGAGCCCGCCACTGCCGAGAACGGTGCCGACGGCGACTCGGCGGCCGACGGCGCCGCGCCCGATCCGGCAGCGAAGCCCGCCCCAGCCAAACGGGTGCCAGCGGCCAAGGCCACCACCGCGAAGAACGCCTGAACGCACGGGAGGTGAACCGTGGCTGAGACGATCACCCCGCTGTGCAACTGGGCCCAGTTCACCTCCGGCGCGTTCGCCAACCTGGCCCGCAACTACACCGACCCCAGCGCGCAAAACGACATCCTCGCCGAGTCGACCCGGCTGTGCGAAGGGGCCGCCGACGGGCGTCGCCTCGCCCCGTTCACGGGCCTGTTCGAGTCCCACCGCGCGGACGGGGTCGACCCAGATGAGTACACGGACGCGGCCAACCTGCCACTCGACTTGGCGGGCACGCTCGGCAAGTCGTATGCGTACAGCCTCGGCGCGTCAACCCTGGTGCGGCACTGCTGGCTGCGGGAGTACGCCCCGAAGCAGCCGGAACTGTGGACGTACAGCAACTTGTCGGTCGAGGTCGTGCGCTCCTACGGCGGGTCCGAGAACATTCCTTTCACCCAGTACGACGGGCCGGAGGCCGACTCGGGCCACGTCTGGTTTCACCTGGGCAAGTTCATTCCGATCGGCTCGCTGATACGGGTCACTTACTCGGGCGGGTACACGGTCGCGACCCCTGCGGATCTACGCCGTGCGGCGAAGTTCATGACCGCTTCGCTGGTGGTCCTCGAGTTGAACCTCGGCGCCACCCACGATCCAACCCTGCTGCGCGAAGAGGCCGAGGCCATCTGCGCCGGCTACGGCCGGGACTGAACGGGGGCCGCCCATGTCGACCGCCGACGCCGTCGACCGCGAAGCAGCGTGGTTGCAAACCTCGGGCGACTCGTTGGCGGCCCTGCTCGCCACTGCCGGCGGCCCGTTCGACAACGTTCAGGCCTACTACCCGCGGACACCGTCCATGGAGCAACGCACCTTGTACGTGTTGCGGCGCCGCATTTCTCAGCCGCGAACCGCCAACGTCCGCCTCCAGTCCCGGTACCCGTTCCACCTGATCGCGTGGTGGCCGTTCCTCGACGGAACCGGCGACGCCGAAGCGGAGCAGAGGGCACTCGACGCCGCGGTGGAGTTGGTGCTGCTACGCATCTCCGGCCCCTTGCTCGACAAGACCCACGGCGGCCGGTTCCTCAGTGTGGCGGAGAACCCTCGCTCGGTGGAGGTCGAGTTCGGCGACCCGGAACAGTCGATCCCGTTGGGGTGGCTGCGGGCCGACATCACGTACAACGCCGACGACCCGGAGCTCAACGCGTAGTGGGGTGAGTCACGTGGCCCGCGTCCGCCGCCCCATGTCACCGACGGCCCGAGCCCACATCTCCACCGCACTCAAGGGCAAGCACCACGCCCATAAGGGGCACCACCTGTCGACGGCGGCGCGGGCGAAACTGTCGGCCGCGCTGAAGGGCCACCACCACCGCGGCCACGCCCTGTCCTCCTCCGCGCGGGCGAAGATCTCCGCCGCGCTCAAGGGCAAGCATCACGCCCACCGCGGCCATGCGATCTCCAGCGCAACCCGGGCCAAGCTCGCGGCTGCGTTGAAGGGCCGCCACCGCGCGGCCTCGACTGCCGCCCGAGCCCATGCCCACAGGGCCTCCCGGCACGCCGTCAGCCACCCGACGTCGCGGCACCACGCGCTGCAACGGCTGCTACGCCAGGCCCAAGCGCCGCGTCACGCCAGCCACCGGCTTCGGCGCGCCGCCCGCCACCCCTCGGCCCTCAACGGGGTGCTCGGTGCTCACCGCATCCGGCGTACCCGTAACTCGCTCCACCCGAAGCGTCATCGCCTGCACCGCGTGTTGCGGAGCCACCGCATCGCCCGTTTCACGCGCCGCCGCCGCGTTCCGCGAGCTCGTCACCGTCGGCGCTGACCCCATCCGCAACCCCACCGACCACTTTGGAGTGCGCTGTGTGGCAACGCAATGACACCGACTACACCCTCACCGTCGCCACCGATCCACCGCAGGTGGTCGAGCCCGGTGAGGTGATCGAGCACGAGCACTACGTCGTCGGCTTCACCATCCTCGACGACGAGGAAGCACCGGCCGCACCCGTCGACGCGCCGACCCCGTCCAAGGCTGCCCGCAAGGGGGCGGCTCCCGACTCGGCCGCTGAGGAGGCGACGAAGTGACCAAGCTCGCCCGCACCTCGTTCCTGGGCATGGCCCCCGAAGCCGTTGCCGGCACCTACTTGGCGCCGACTTTTGCCGTGCCATTTTTGAAGGCGTCGTACGAAACTGTGCAGGCCCCGCTGCGGGACGAGTCCGTCCGCGGCAACGACGCCGTCCTGCAGGGCCTGTTCCCGGGGCCTTCGGAGTCGACCTGGGACATGTCCTTCAACGCGTACCCCGACAGCATCGGGAGTTTCCTGCGGGTCATCGGGCCGGACACCGTCACCGCGGCCACTTCGACAACCCTGTCGTCCGGGTCGATTGTTGGGGCCACGTCGATCTCGACCGCTGCCACAATCCCGCTCGGGTCGACCATCAAGATTGGCACGGGCGCGGCCGCGGAGTACGCCATCACCGGCACCCCCAGCGGCGCCGGCCCGTTCACGATCCCGATCACCTCGCCCGCCACTGGATTGACCAAAATCCACTCCGCCTCGGACCCGGTCATCACGACCACGAAGCACACCTTCGCGCAGTCGAGTTCGACGCGGCCGCCCTCCTTCTCGATCAGCGTGTACGACAACATCGACTACCGCGGTTGGGCCGGATGCAAGATCTCCGAGCTCGCGGTCAAGATCGACCCGAAGGGCGTCATCACCCTCAATCCGAAGTTCGTCGGGTTCCCCGAGGCCGTGGTGGCGAGCTTCGTTCCGACCTGGACGAATCTTCAGCCGCTGCTCGGTTGGGGTTGGACGCAGTCCATGGCGGGCGGCCCGTCCACCCGCGGCATCACGCTCGATTTGACGGCCAAGCGTGCCACGGAGGCGATCCACTCCTCGGACGGGTTGCAGGGTCCGCGCGAGGTTTTCAACGGTGCCCTCGAATTGGACGGCTCGTACAAGGCCATCTACGAGGCCGCCACCGATGACATGGCGCTGTTCCTCGCGTACACGCAGACCCCGATCACGGCCACCCTTACCAAGGCGCTTCCTTTCGGCGGCGAGAGCCTCGCGATCACCATGTCGCAGGGCGGCGTGCCCAAGGCGGTCCGGGACCTGTCCCAGACCTACGTGCAGGCCACCTACGACGTGTCGGCGATCTACAACTCCACCGACGGTGGCATCGCAACGGCCACGCTGCAGAACTTCACCACCACCGCCTACTAGGGGGTGTCCACCGTGGACTGCCCCCCGGTCGCTGCCCACGTGCTTTCCGCAGGCCCACGCCGTTACCTCCATTCCCGCGGCGTGGGCCTTCCTCGTCCTACTCGCTGCGCTGCGCGCCGCCGCCCGGCAGCCGCAGCCCAACTCCCCGTCACAACATCCCGTCAAGGAGCGAACCGAAATGGCGTACACCAACCGCACCATCACCCTGAAGTTCGATGGCCTCAACGAGCTGGACTTCGCCGGCGACGACGGCAAGAAAATCCCCCTGCCCGAACTCGGCGAAGACATCTGGGTGACGGTGCGCAACCCGATGCTGATGCCGCAGTCGCTGCTCCTCCCGAAGCGCGAGGTGGCCCTCAAGCCCGACGGCTCGCCGGTCAACCCGGAGGAGGCCATGTTGGCGGCCATGGAGGTCGTCGCCGGGCTCATCGTGTCGTGGAACCTCACCGACGTGCTCGACATGAGCGACGACCCCGAGGTGTTGC